AAAAGCTGAAAAAGATGATGAATGGGGAAGTAGAAGGTTGCCGCATGATTGAGGATAGTTTGTATGAATAGGTGGGTGCAATATAACCCAAACCCCAAGGAAAGACGTGTCGGCGACTGCGCCATTCGTGCGTGTTGCAAGGCTACGGGGCGCACATGGAATGAAGTCTTTGACGACCTTGTACAGATTGCATACAGGCAAAAGGACGTTCTGTCGTCCAACAAGGTATGGAGAGAATATCTAGAAGACAACGGATATGTGCGCTATGAGCCAGATTATCCTATGGACGTTTACAAATTCTGCTGTAACTTTCCACATGGTACATACGTTCTTGGGCTTGACGGGCATGTGGTGACGGTGGTGGATGGAATGTTTTACGATACGTGGGATTCGTCTGGAAAGAGTGTTATTTATTTTTGGGAGAGGGGATAAGTATGGCAAGTATATCTACAAGTACGAATTGCAGTGTCAGTTTTTCTGATGAAGAAAAAGAAATACTGCAAAAAGCAAGTGAAATCTGTAAAAATATCGGTCGTGAAATATGGCATGATGGAAACGACACAGATGAAGAAGATGAAGCAGCATTTTTCTTTTCTGAAATCGGCGGGAGTATTGAAAATGCTTTAAAGGGAAATTATTGGGCGCCTTAATTATTGCAACCCCTCCATAAAATTGCTATAATGAGGGAAATACAAATTGGGAGAGGGTCGAGCAATAATGAGGGCGACCACACAGCGGATATAGTAGTTGCATAAGGGATGAGTCCGTTAATGCATATTGGAGGATTTGGGAATGAGTGATGTTAATGCGATTATGGGCAATTTAAAAAAAATAAGGGATTTAAAAAAGCATTTTGATAGTAATGATCCGGTAATTGAAGACAAAGGCATTTTTCTACGTCCGGCCGCGAAAAACAGGAGTGTCGGAATTCCTCTCTACATTGAATTAAAACAGCTTTTAGAAAAACATGGAACATCTGTAAAAATATGCCCTATATGCGACAGGCGAATTATCGTTGATAATAAGGATGTATGTAAATGCTGCCCAGAATGCGGGCAAGAGATGTTGGACGCTTTACAACTTTTACAAGGAAAAGAATAAAAATTTGGTGGAAATATGAATAATACGAATGAAAAAGGAAACGGCGCAACCGATGTATTGGGCGCACTGGTTAAGCAGCTTAAAACAATGTGGACAGTAATAGTTCTTTTGATTGCTTTGCTCGTCGGGACTAACATGGCTTGGCTTTGGGTTTTTCAGAGTTATGACTATGTATCACAGGATGGAGATGGCTGTAATTACTTTAACCGCGATGTAGATGGGAGTGTTTATAATGGGGCAGAAGGTGAGGATAAAGAAGAAGGGAAGATCAAGGGGGACTAAGCGCAGAAGAAAGTAGCGGTGGTATGAGGAAAAAGAAGGAAAAGGAAATCGAGGGTTTTGTTAAGTGGGAATTGGAATTATTTAGAAGCGAGTGCAATTTTACGCCTGATGAATCCTTATTTTTTGATTTGAGGAATGAAGGTGATGGAATGACATTTGAAGAAATTTCAGAGGAAACGGGTTATTGCATGAACAAAATCAATAAGCTTTCCGAATCTGTTAACAAAAAGATTATCAAGGTATTGCCGCTCAAAGAAGCATTTTTTAAGAAATATCGCGATAAATATACAGAATAATTGAATAAAAAACGCAACAAAAACGAGGGTTTTCCAAGTATGGGAAACTCTCTATTTTTATGCGAAAATTTACCTATAGAAAGAAATCGGAGGGCGTTCAGATGGGATATTATCAAGACCAATTAGGGCGGTGGGTCTTTCAGCCAGATATTCAACCGCAAGTTCAGCCACCTATGGATAGATTAGCACAGTTACAATCACAGCAAAGAAATGTAGCGCAGCCGCAACAGCCAAACCAGTCATTGTTGTATGTACAGGGAGAAGCAGCAGCTAAAAGCTGGATGGTAGGAGCTGGTCAGTCTGTATTGCTGATGGACAGTGAGAATCCGGTGTTTTATATCAAATCTGCGGATGCTTCGGGGATCCCGTTGCCACTTCGGGTATTTGATTATACAGAACGCACGCAGAGCGTGCCACAGAACGCACCACAAGCCCAAAATACGGCTCAAATTGATTTGGATGGTAAATATGTCACAAGGGAAGAATACGAAGCCTTACAGGGAAAATATGTGGAGATTTTGGATAGGCTGAATAACTTTCCTGCCAGTGTTTCAACTTCTGATGATTCCAAGAGAACAGCGGCAGGAACAAGCAAGGCAAGAAATAAGGGAGGGAGTGCTAATGAGTAGTCCGGTTTTTGGAGCGATGGGTGGAAATATGGGTGGTGGACCGTTCGCCATGATTCAACAGTTTATTCAGTTTGCAAACGGATTTAAGGGAAATCCACAGGAAGAAGTGCAAAAGCTTCTTAATTCTGGTCAGATGACACAGGAGCAGTATAACTCTTTACAGGGACAGGCAACACAGTTTCAACAGCTTCTTGGCAAGTTTCCCGGCGCAAACAATTCAAAGTGATACAAAAATCTGCGCAGATTTAGTATAAATAAAATTTTCGGAGGTAATTATGATGGATTCAGGTGGAGTACCTATGACTATGCCTGTACAGCCGGCATATTCAACTAACAACGGAGGCGGCTTTGGCTGGGGCGGCGATGGTGCATGGTTCCTTATTATCCTTTTCTTATTCGCTTTCTGCGGTTGGGGAAATGGAGGATTCGGCGGCGGATTCGGAGGAAACGGAGCGGCTTTACAGGGCGCACTTACCAGAGCGGATATTAACGATGGATTCGCACTGAATAACCTGCAGAGCGGCATTAATGCTATTCAGCAGGGCATCTGCGATGCTACATATGCTCTCAACGAATCAATCCGCAATGGCTTCAGCAATGTGCAGTCCTTGATTTGTAATCTTGGTTCACAGCTTGCACAGTGCTGCTGCGATATTCGGGCGGCGATTCAGGAAGTCAAATTTGAGATGGCGCAGAGCACAGGCGCTATTACAAACCAGATGAACACCAACACAAGGGATATTCTGGAGAATCAGAACAGCAACACCCGCGCTATTCTTGACTGGCTGTGCCAGGAAAAGATTGACGCAAAGAACGAGAAGATTGCGGAGCAGGCAGCATTGATTCAGACGTTGCAGTTACAGAAGAGTCAGTCAGACCAGAACGCATTTTTCGCCGCAAATCAGGAAGCCCAGACAGCGGAACTTATCCGTAGGCTTGGCAAGGATTACCCGGTCAATGCCGTGGTGGTTCAGCCGAGTACGCCCGTTACTTTCCCGACAAATTGTTGCGGACAGTTTAACGGCGGCGGTTGGGGGAACGGTTGCAATCAGTGTGGCAACTGCTAAAAACTGAAAAATGAGTATCTTTTTCGTGAAACATCGGAAATGTTCGGCATGAGCCGTTATTACAACGTGGGAGGGCAGAACATGGATTCTGTCCTTTTGCGATTAACTGGACATTGATAACTGAATATTAGGTGGTAGTTTGTGGACTTCTGATAGTTTTAACATGGTACAAATACAATCTGAATGTGTGAGAAAATATATATGTGGCTAGGGTAGCTCCCGAAAGGCAGAAAAGCCTATCTGCTTGCCACAATTCCAAAATAGGCACACAGAAAGGCTATGTGAAATGAAATATATTGCAAGTTGGAGTGGTGGCAAGGATAGTACCGCAAGCATAATCTTAGCGCATGAAAACAATGAACCGCTTGACCTTATTATATTTTCCGAGGTTATGTTTGATAAGAATATCAGCGGAGAATTGCCAGAGCATATAGATTTTATCAAAAATAAATGTATTCCTCTGTTTGAAAGTTGGGGATATAAAACGAAAATACTTCATGCAGATTTAACGTATATGGATATATTTTTAAGGCAACCAACAAGGGGTAAGCGTTTCGGTACTGGAATGATAACAGGGTTTCCAATGTCGGGAAGATGTCAGATAAACCGTAGTGTAAAGGTTCTTCCAATAAAGCGATTTTTAAAAAGTTTTGAAGAAGAATTTACCCAGTACATAGGAATTGCCATTGACGAACCAATAAGGCTTGACAGAGTAGTAAGAACCACGAACCAAATATCATTACTGCAAAAGTACGGATATACGGAGCAAATGGCATTTGACCTATGCAAAGAATATGATTTGCTGTCCCCGATATATGATTTTGCTCCAAGGGGAGGCTGTTGGTTCTGCCCGAACGCAAGGGATTGTGAATTGCGGCATTTGCGGAACAATCATAGGGATTTGTGGGATAAGCTGTTAGAACTGGAAGAAACGCCAAACCTCATAGGGAATATATGGAATACACTCACACAAACAAGCATACATGACAAAGAAGAACAGTTTTTCTGGGAAGATAACCAAATAAATCTATTTGACTATGCCAGAAGTTTAGAAACTACCATCTAATATCAGTTGGTAGTTTTTTATTTGAAAAGAGGTTTGTCATGGGAATAGGCTATGTTGACAGCGTGGTTGTCTATAATCGTTACATAAACGGTCTGATGGAAACAGAAACATATTTCGGCACACGGTTTGACAATGTGCGGGTGGAGCTGACACAGGGGGCAAACCAAAAGGCAAGCGGCATGGAAAACGCCAGTGTATGCGTGGTTAAAATCCCGAATGTCAATCTGCCGAAGCCGTACAAAGCGCCGGAAGTGTGGAACGACCTCACGACAGAGGAAATGTTGGAGAATTTCACGCTTGACACAGAGGGGAAGAACTTCTTCGTGATTGTGCATAAAGCGGAATTAGGCATTGACATTGATGTGCCTGTCGGACTGATAGACCAAGACGAAAGCAAGTACCCTGGCGGATTTTTTGAGTA